AATTTCTGGCATTGGAATTTCACGACCGCATTCTGCAATAACAAAGAATGCGTCGGACATATCCGGGAACGACACCTGAAACCAAGTTGCCAATCCTGTAGTTTTTGCAGCCTTAGAATCTTCGTACAGTTTTTTAATCTGTTTAACAGATTTGTCTGGATCCATGATAAATTCAATCTCCCAAGTACCACCTGTATCCTGTCTACCAGCTACATACTGAGTCAGATAATCTTCCAGTGCAGAAACATCAATCTGTTCTGTGTCAAGAGAAATACCGCCGATGGAAGAGGCTTCTTCCAGCTGTGTGAATTTGGCAGGTTTTGTGCCTTTCACGGTTTCAACGGCATATGAAAATTTCACACCAAGTGTAGTTAATCGTGCCATTTTGGCTCCTTTCTGCCTTTCGGCTATAATTTGTTGCAATAAAAAAGAGCCTTAACGGCTCTGGTTCTAGTACGTAACCCTGTACCGGGAGATAAAAGGATCACCTCCTTCTAGTCTTCTTTGCTTGCCTGCTTTACAATCTGATTTACATAATTACTAAGTCCTGCAACGAGGATTCCCTGTGTGATTGCGGTAAAAATTGCCATTGCGATTTCCTGTGCGCCAGATATAGCGCATGTAGCAATAATATAAATTCCACAAATCAGAATGCCTAAAGCACCAAGGATTGCCGGAATATATTTGTCCGGTATGACTTCGGATTTTTTGATTCCCATTCCGATAAAGTACAGTACTACGGCTACAATTAGAAGTTCCGGCTTCACATAGTTCATAATCTGTTCCATGTTTTCTCACTCCTTTCCTAGAGTAATGTGCCAGTATATATCCGGCTATATCTGCTAACAACACGTTTTATGCTGTTATCAGCATTATTTTGTCTTACGGGTCCGTATATCCTACGGAACCCCATGCCAACCATAGCCTTGTGACTGGCATCGTCAATTTCATATGCTTTTGAAGAAGCTTTTGAACCAGTCGCATAGGATTCTGATTGGAAAGATGGCGTTGTCGCGCACTCATCTCCCTCAAGATTGCCACGTGATGTTGGATTTCCAAGCAAGAACAAACGTGCGTAAACCCTTTTGTTTGAAGCTACCGTCTGACTTTCGTCATTAGAAAAGTTTCCTTTTCCTACAACGGGTTCAATAGTTGCTTTCCATCGTTCAAATACATCCGAAACTGGATTTTTCACTACATCTGGCATCTCTGTCACCACCTTGTTTTGAGCATAGAAAAAGCACCCACCATTTCGGTAGATGCTTTTATATCTTACAGTATACATAAAACAGACGTTATATTCAGTAAGAAAAGGTGTTATGTTTTTATGCAGAAAACACTTCTTTTGCGATTCTACGGATATTCTGCATAATTTCTACGCTTGCTTTGTACACGGGCATTGTAGCCTCCGTACCGTAAGAACGTACCCATTCGCCAGAATCTGCCACATATACCCACGATTCGTTTTTTCCTTTGCCCTGTCCGTAGGAACCAATGGTATATCCGAATTCTTCTCCTTTTGGATGTGGACTTGTTCCTGCCGGAGTGTTGTATGAAATACCTGCACCGAATTCTATGAATAAAAGTCCAGAGCCTTCACACACAAGAGTTGCCTGCGCGTAATTTCCGAACCTGTTAATTTTGATGTAGGTATTGTGGCTTTTATCAGAATCTCCCTGTGCCAACATAATATTTTCGTCTATGACAGGAATCCCCAATTCGCAAAGCCTTTTAAGAAATACTTCATTTTTATCGCGAAGACTGTTTTGATATGATTTCAATTCTTTGATTGCGTTTCCAATAGATTTTTGGCTCAGATTGCATTTGATTACTCGTCCGCTCATTCTTCTGCACCTATCTTTTTAATTCCATATCTAGCCAGATTTCCTCTTTGCGTATCAAGGATTTTCTTCAAACGATAATCTGGCGGTGTTGTAGGAATACCATCTTCCAGAACCAGATTTCCCAGTGCGTCAACCTGTGGCACGGTATCAATCCAAAATACATCTCCCTCTTGCGGATGGAAAGAACGTTTGAAGGAAGTAATGTACCTGTCGTAATCCAGAACAATACCAGCCGATATTTCCTCTGGTGTTCCCGCGGTAGATGATACAGAAAACTTAAAGCTTTGCGGTTGACTGTATGTCGGTACGGTATCTATTCCCTCAAGTGTTTCGGTTACTCTTGACCAGTGTACGGTCTGTTTCTGTCTTTTTAATCCTCTCATAATACTTTCTCCAATGCAAAAAGGGGGGAACATTTCTGCTCTCTCCTAAATGGTTGATTGTTTATTTTATTTCAGTTTCGTTCTACACTTCTTCAGATTTATCCATTTCAGAATCTGCATTGTGGTTTGCCCTCATCAGTTAATTATTTTCCGCTTTCAGTTCCTTCCTTATTAACATCCATCAGCTCATTATACTGTTCCTCAGTAATTCTACCTGTTGCGAAGAAAATATCAATCTTATTCTTTAAATCATCTGTCAGTCCGCTTCTTTTTTTAAGTTTTAATAATGTTCTATATAACATAATCATACCTCCAATTCTGTTAATGCTACTGCATATTCACTGTTGACATAGGCTTCTGCCGCCTGTGTGTCGATGTCCTGTGTC